CCACCACCCATAGGCGGTCCCAAAGGCATCTGTGGCTGCATCATTACAAAAAAACCTCCAATAACCCAAAACAACACTAACAATTTTTTAAAATTTAATCAATCTCCTCTAACACTCCATTCTCAATCATACTCCGCGCCAACGCATCACAACTATGAAAACAATAATCCCCACCATTCCACTCACACATCTCCATCGCTAAACGCCGCATAAACGCACCCTCACTATCATCACCAAACATATGACGATCTCGCAACACAGAAACAACCTCACCAGCACCCTGAGCATCAAACTCAAAATACTCACCATAATCCATACAATATCTAGGCATTAATCAGAACCTTCCTGAATTGCCTCCCACTCGTCCCATGCCGTAAAAATTTCATCACAGGACTGCCCAACCGTAAGAATATCATCATCAGAAGTGGCAAAAACAATCGTACAGCCATCATCATGTTCAATCATAGAAGCAACGTTGCTTTCATTTATCCAAAAATCCCTACCATCATTAATAAAACCACCTTGATTCATGGTAACACGCGCCCATCTATGCATAGCTTTCTCCTCTTCTACTATACTTGGGACTATATGGGAGGCCAAGGGACCCGTCAAGGGACCCAAAGCCTTTTCGTAGGTGGCTGTTTGAGTGAAACATAGTGTAGTGTGTGTGACCGATCTTTGTTGTATTTAGGGGGGGTGCATACCCTATCCCGACCCGATCCCGAACAATTGCTCCGATTGCCCAAGGGACCCGACAAAAAAAGAGCGGGCATTTGCCCGCTCTGTCAGTGTATCGGCTCCGATTTATCGGAGCGATATTATCCGGTCCTGCCAGAATTCGAACAAGTCGTCCGATAAGCCAGCCCATATGCTTGGCATGCCGCGTCTGTTCTCTGGCATTAGCGTTGCGCCTGTCGATTGCGTCTCGAACGTTTGCAACACTTCGTAGCGCGTCAGGTCCGTGCCGTCACCATAGCGTCCACCGTTTGCCTGTTGCGTGTGAGTGACCACAGCGGCGTCACCAACACGGGCGCGGATTTCTGACACTGCGGCGCGGACGCGCTGCTCGCTGCATCCTGTCGCGTTCATGATGTCGCGTGTGGTAGCGCCATCAAGCGCGCGCATCATGGCATATTGAACGCCAACACGGGAATTTGCGCGAAATGGTGATACAGGCGTTTCTTGAACAATTGCTCGGTTTCCATGCTCAATGCGCTGGTCACACGTCCAGCTGACCAGATTGACAAGAAAGTGACACCAATTCCAGATTTTCACGGCGTCAATCGTGCCTGAGTGCTGGCGAAATTCAATTGTGCCGCGTGACCACGTTTGAAGATTGATTGATGAGAATTTGCCATGTGTCGCGCTGCCAAGGTCGCTGATCGTGTTGGCTGCTTCAATGCGCTGTGGTGATAGAGTGCTACAATATCTGTTGTTGCGGCGTGACGCTGGCAACATGCTATTGATGACGCTCTGCTGCTCTGTATAGCGCAGCATGATGTCCTTAACGATAGCAGCGTCGAAAGGCTCGCCATGCGCATTTAGATAGCGTCCTGTGCGCTGGTAATGTGAGATGCTATCGCCTGTATACTGTGCTGCTGTTGTGTCGTCATTCAATGGCGCATTGCTAACATGGACGTGCAAACCGCATGCCGTGTTGACGGTAGCGCCTGCCATGTCAATCACATTGCAAATGCGCTGTAAGTATTGAAACGCTGGCTGGCTTGTGCGTGGTTGCTCAAGGTCCATTGCCAATGGTGGCAATACGATTTCACAGTCAACATTCGGCGTGCCGTCTGGTTTGCATTCAACACCTTGGACGCCAGCATTATCCAATTCTTGTCTTGCTGTTCTGATTGCAAGGCCAGATGTTTCCATTTCAATTCCTATTGATACAGTCATGATTATGCCTCCACTCTTTTGTAAGTGTTGTTTGAATAGGTGATTTGAATTCCGCGGTTGCGAATTTCACAAATTGAGGCGCGAATTCTTGTTGAGCTTTGTCCTGTTGCATTCATCAATTCCTCAAGCGTTGCGCCCTTTTGGATCAGGTGGAAAACAATTTGTATTTTTGTAAGTGTCATTTTGATACTCCATTTTGCTAGATGCGTCCCTTAAAAGAATTATTACACGATATTATCCCATATAACAAGGGGTTTTGTGGGATTATATGGAACAATTGTTCGGGTTATTTCAGGCGGAAAAGCTCGGGAAAAATACAATTTGTTCGGGTTATTTCGGAAATATTACAGGAATATTACAAGGTGCGAGCAATAAAAAAGGGGCATATTGCTATGCCCCGAACCCCGATCCCGACGATCCCGATCCCGATAGGCCCAACCCCGATGAGGTCAGGCCCGATTGATTAGTAGTGGCTCCACCCGAACTCTTTGGTGAACTCCGATTTTGTGTAGCCATTTTCTGCAACCACATTGATTGCATCGTATCCGCCCATATCGCCGTGACGGACATACCCGACAACCCAACTGTTAGCTTCTTCCGCTGTGTCTGCATCGTGCAATTCAACGCTATCAACGTCACCATTGCTCCAGTCCATACCTAATACTTTATACATTGCTTTACTCCTTACCAATTTAGAGGAAACTCATCCCCGTTTTCGTTAATGATGACTCCATCAGCGCCAATGTCGTCAGGATACTCACGCTTCAACTGCTCAATTGCAGCACGGCGATTCTTGGCAACCATGGTCAACATTTCTGAGCCGCTTTCTCCTTCGAAGATAATTTCATATTCCATTGTCTTTCTCCTCAACTAGACTAATCCCATATTATCCCACAATATATATAATGTCAACAAGAAAATAAAAAAAATTATCCATCACCGGGTGAACTCTCCCCGGGAAGATTCGCGGACAATTGTTCGGGTTGCTCCCCCAGGCCTGCCGGGGAGTTCGCCGGGGCCGGGCGATTCACCCGGGGCGCACTGTGGTTCCGGGGGACTGGGTGGCTAACCCGAACAATTTGTCGGGTTGTCCCGATTCCCGGTAGTTCAGGCCCGATCCCGACCCGAAAAACCCCGATGCCCCCGAGAGCCACGGAGAGGCCCGAGGAGAACCCGAACAAGTTTTCGGGTTCCCGATACCGAATCAGCGACTTCCACCGATCAGGGGGCCGTTTCAGGGGCTGGGAGGCCCCGCCTCCACCCCCGCACGGAGTGTTCCCGCTACTCTGCGGCTTCGCCGCTATCGTAAGCTACTGGGATTTGTTCGGGTTCTGTGGGATTTTCTGCTGGGGTTACGTCAATCATGCGATTTTTAGCGCGATCCATAAATTCTTGCAGTTGCTGCACGATCTGTTCACGGCTCATGTTGTCAACGTGCTCATGGGTAACATGGCTACGAGCTACCATAAGGCCAGTGACCTTTAGGCGCAGTTCCTCTGCTTTGATGGCTGCTGAGAAGTTTCCTGCTTGCCATGCTTCATCGCGGAGGCGTTGCATATCCCGAACAGATTTAGTGATGGTTACGCCGTATTTGCTTTCGAGTTCTTGGCGCATTTCTTCCATGCGTTCTTTGACGATGGGGTTATTGAGAAGCTGTACGGCTCGCACGTTGGCGTTTTTGTATCCTGCTGCTCGTGCTGCTGCGGTTTGTGTCATGTCTTTGTGAATGTAGTTGTCGAGAAACTTCTGCTGTTGAGGCTGCAACCTGCGCCCACCTTTTTCGACCTGCTCGCCCACCTTTGGCATGATTGGATTAACCCGAATAATTTCTCGCGTTATCAGGATAGCTCGACTGCCCTGCTGTTGCAAGCCCAAAGGTTCCCAATGTTTCCCAATGCTCAACGTCAACGGCTCGCCGCGACAACAACGACAACGGGGGGGGACTATATACCCCCCCCTATAGGGGGGGTGACGTAGTTGACGTAAATTAACCTATTGATTTTGTTGAATAATTTACGTCAAAACGCACTTTTGACGCTGTTGACGTAAATGGGTTAAGTGTTTGATTTTATTAAATAAGTTACGTCAACGTCAACTACGTCAAGTTTGACGTGACTTTTTTTTGACGTAAAAAATCGTTTAAAATCAATGGGGGAGTTTTTTATAATTTTTTTTATATTTTATGTTGACAATCCCAAACATTCCCATATATAAGGGTGACAGTCTAGTAAAAAAGGAGGCTCCATGATGGGCAACGCAGACAAAAAAACCCGCATTATCCGCGATCTTCAAGGTGACTTGTTTGATGCGAATCACGCAAACCGCCGTTTTTTTCGCTGTTGGTTGGATGGTTCTTATTTAGGTGAGAGCCACTACCGCACAAACAAGAAATTTCTTTGCGACATGCTGAAGGAGCATGGCGTGGGGATTAAACTTGAGCGTAAGATCACGCCTTGGATTATTAGGCAGTTTGTGACTTACACGGCGCATGATGCGGATTGTTCTTATGGTTACGCTCAAAAGGTTATTGTTGAGCACTTCAGATCTTTACCGAATTCGCTTGAGGCTGATTTGCTTGCGTCTTTCACGAATGAGTTGATTGATGACGCTCTTGATTTGATTGCCGATGAAATCAAAGAGCATTTAGCAGAGAAGGAGGAAGCGTGATGTTTGAGATTGAAAAGAATATTCCGATTCCGCAGGATACTGGGCGTGGGCGCGATAAAAGCCTGTTGCGCCTTACTGTGGAAAAGATGGAGGTTGGCGATAGCATTGTCGTCAAGGACATTCACCGTCAGCAAATGCATGCGATGTCGAAGACGCTTGGCATTGGCTACAAAACCCGAACAATTTGCAAGGAAAGCGGCAAAGTTCGTTTTTGGCGCACGAAATAAAAGGACGTGGGACTTGGTATGTTCCTAGTCGGTGGGCGTGAGCACCGATGATGAGAAGCGGAGTTACTGCCGCAAAAAAACAGCCGATGACAGTAAGTCCCCGTATTAGGGCGGGTTAAAGGCGGGGAGAATGTGGAGCGCAAGCGAGGAAGCACCCCGCCCCTAAACCGAACAAGTCTAGGTAAATGGAGGAAACATTATGGCTGAGAAAGTACACATTCCGTTCAACAAGGATTTTATGACCTTGCGCGACATGAAAACAGCGGTTGAAGCCTTTGAAATTATTATTAATCGCTGGCACAGTTGCAATGAGCGATTTGCTAAGGGAGAGTATGACTTAGCTGATTTCTTTTGGGAGGTTGACCAGCAAATTCATTATTACAGTACACGATTGCACAACGAGTAAGTTAAGGGGGCATTTCGCCCCCTTTTTTATTTTCATAATTTTTTTTATTGACACTTGGGATTTTTTGGGATATAAAGAGATGTCTAGTTAAAAGGAGTAGTTATGATGACACGCGATGAATTTTTTGACCGTCTTTGGGAGATGGTAAAGGATACAAACGTTGACTTTAAAGAGTTGCTTGATGATGACGGTGAAGGCGGCGTTTACGTTCAATTCACCAACATTAAAATTGAAGAAGAATAGGAAATAAATATGTATTATCTA